ATAATTCATTTAATGTCATAATTATCCTTTCTTATGTGTGTAGGCATGGAGAACATTGCCCAACAGCTAACCTACACACCGTACCCCTAGCTGTGGGCGACTATACTGTCTTAGTAACTTTACTTGGATCTACTTTTCCTGAGTATTTTTCTTCTAAATTTTTAACATATTTAGAATCATCAAACTTACCCATGAATATATCAGAGCAAAGTCCTAAGTGACTGAACGCTTTTGTTAATGCATCAGTCATTGCTTTCTTTGGTGCTTCGTCATCTAATGCACCAGTCTTTCTGTACATTTTTAGTGGTGAACAAACAGGGCCATAAAAATCCCAAAAGCCTTCTTTGTTTTTATTTGTTGCAACAGATACTTCTGCAGCTACAACAGCAGTTTGATTAGTGTCCATACCATGATAGCTATAATCAACTCGGTATGTCCAACCAGTACCTACTGGGCCAAACTGTTCTGTTATTTTCATAATCTGCCATTGTGGATCAATAGTAGTTATGTCACCAAAACCTTTGTTAATGCGTTTGGTAAATCTAGGATCAGTTTCTTTTAAACTATCCCATACATTTCTGTTATCTTTCGTCATTGTACCTCCATACTTTTGTTGTGCTACCAAAACTATTTATTCTTCTGTCACCAGAATCAATTATATATTGTAATAATTTAAGTTCGGTAAATCTTGGTCTAATTGATAATATACTTTCAGATAATATTTCTGCTACTTCTTCAGGTGTAGCTCCATAGTTACCTTGTCGTTTTACTATCTTTAAACATTCTGTACGCAGATTAGTTGATCTAGAATCAATTTTTTCTGCTGCCTCTTTGCTAGTTGAGTTTTCCTTGTAACCAGCTGTTAGAGGATATTTCTTCTCCAAAGTGTAACGCGATGTCATGTTCATTTTTAATTTTCCCCATTAGATCAAAGTCAACATATTCTGGTGGTGTAATATCATTCATTACATGAAACCAAAATAAGTGACACGCTATTTCTAGTTTTTGTTGAAAAGGCTTATCCCTTTCTATTGTGTATACTTTATAATTACTATTACCATAAAGCACAGATAACACAGCTTTAGAAAAACCTGTGACCATCATATAATGCTGCACTTGAGCATAATATCTTTCTATTAATGTATCTTCTTTAGTAAACGGATTTGTATGTTTAGCTTCAAAGACTTTGCCTTTTGCAACACCATCTAGACTACCATAAATATATTCATATTCAGGGTGTGTCCAAACACTATTTATATTAACAACCCTTTCTCCAGTAACTTCTTGATACCAGCGTCTGTTGAACTCCTCGGTAAATATTCCAAGTTGAACTGGCAGTACACCTGAAAGATCTTTTCTTTCGATCTTTCCAATTTTCTCAAGCCAAAGGTCTTTCCATTCACCATTTGTAAGACGCACTGCATCAGTACCTCCAATGCCTGTTGGTCGTTTGGGTTGTTCAAGTTTTCCATTTCCTTTTCCCATCTAGTTAATGCTCCTTTCTCTAATTTGTTGTCGTCTGTATACATTTCGTTGATCTCTTGCCAAATCCCTGTCTGACTTCCCATGATTATACCTCCTCCATATATAGTTTTCTATTGGTTTTACTTTACGATTGTCAGCCACACGCTGGCTCGTATAATGTTTGGCAAAGTATCTATACATATCTGATTCTAGATATTGTATAGCTAATACCATAACAAAGTTTTGAATAGATCTTTTACGATCTATGTGGTCTGAGTGTTTTAAGGGTAGTTTTATTTTCAACTTCTTGAACTGCCCTTCTAATGCTTTCAGCAAACTGATTCCCATATTCACCTTCTAATATATTTGTTAAATACCAAATTGCTTTTAGTACATCTTGTTCTTTATTTTTGTTTCGGTGTCTGCGAATATATTTTACAGCATTACCTTCACACCAATTTAACTTCCATGCATTAATTAATTCAGTTAGTTCTGGTTTGTTATTACTATAATAACTTGGACTTGTTTTATTCATATTTGATATATTACCTCATCATCTGTTAGTTCTCTTGTTGTTACATTATGTTCTTTTAATATTTTATTTATATCTTCTGCTGTTAAATTTTTATCACAAGAATAAACAACAAAAGATTTATCATAAATTATTGGTTCCTTAAATTTGTCTTTATAATTCATTTCTTCCCCCATTCATTAAGATGGCAATTACCACAATACCAATATGTGCCATTGCCATATACTAAATCAACACCTTTGCATTTACAGCCTTTAGGTTGATTTTGTTCTTTATATATAATTTTAGATTGTGGTGTTAATGTGTCGAAGTATGTACCGACTAAGATTCTATTTTTTGTTGATCTTTTTTTTCTTTTAATATTATTGTACATTCAAGTGCATTGGCCCAACAACAAAACAGAAATCCACTCGGTTTTCTTATACCGACTTCCCATTTTGATACTAAACCTCTAGCACAACCAATCATATCATCAAGCTTTGATTGCGATAATCCTAGTTTTTTTCTTTGTTCTACGAACTGAGGTATTACACTATCAAAGAATATTCCTAATTGTTTATTAGACATAGGTTTTAATATCTGAATATAGTTCGGTTTGTCAAGAAAAGCGCTGGGGAATACGTTAAGCTCTAACGCTTATTATATATTCCCCTATTGTTCCATGTAACTTTCTATTTTGTAGACAGTAATACTACAATTTGCGGAAACATGGAAACCAGTGGGGGAGTAATTTTGCGACTCGTGGACACTGCATACTCCCTAATTCTACTATATACTTTCTTTGTGGGCAGTATAATACCCCTGATTAGTAGTTTATGCGCCTACGATCCCATAACGCTATATCAGATTACTAGTTCAGTAGAATGTTCTTTTTGTGTGGCACTTTGGCGTATACTTCTAAACTGTACCAAGTAACCACTAATATGTACCCTCAAACAAGCCCACGATCACTTATCTTGCTTCTTCACTAGGTAATTTAATATATTACTATATTATAACACCTCTCGGGTTGTTAGGTACACTAACTTACTAATATGTTTTAACTGTCGACTTGAATCTATTAGTAAGTGTTTTTAGTATTCACTAGCTTTCATTATAGTTAATACTCTAGATGTTTGTTCTGGATCAGTTTTATCAGGACTATGCATTTTCATGTCATTGTCATAATAATCTATTTTCCAAAAGAATTTTTCTTTTTTAAAATTAAAACTACCAAAATCTTTTTCTCCATAAGGATTATTGTCTTTGGTAAAGTTTCCATAATATTTAACAGAAGCAAATATTTTTTCTTTATCTTTTAAATTGTAACCTTTAATGCCAGGTGTTATTATTAATTTGTTTTTTAGATTATGCTTTTTAAGCATATTACCAGTAAACATATCTTTGCGTAATTGATCATTAAGATCAGCTACTTTTTTAGCTTGTTGTCCACCTATATGTATTACATTATTCATTTGTTTCTCCAAATTCTTTTTGTATTTCGGTTTTTAATTCTTGATTTTCACTTTCAAGTTTTAAAATACGATCATTTAACTTGTTGATATCACTCATGTTTTTTATTACTTGTTTACCTATAGTCGTAATAAAAGAGTTTTGCATATCAACCATTTTATCATTTAGTATTTTCATTGTTTGTTCATGTTCACTCATTTGTTCTCCTTTTTATTTAGTTCATGTTGAACATCATGTATGCTTGGTATTAGTTCATGTTCTAATTCTTCTTGTTTATTATTATCCCATACATCTGCATTAGCTTCACCATACTTTTTGATAAATTCTTCTCTAGTAAGTTCAGCTGCAGCTTCGGTCATTTCTAATACCCAGTTACCTATTTTACTCATGCTGCTTTTCCTTTCTTTGGTTTACCATAACCTTCGAATACTTCTATTCTTAGATCAAGATCTAATAATCTACCATGAAGTGTTTTATTACTTTTAGGATCAAATTCACTTATAGCTTTATTAATTATTTCGGTTAATTTAGATATTGGTAGATGTTTATATATTTGATCATCTATTAATTCTAATAATTCATTGTTATCCATATTTGAAATTGCTTTTTTTCTTGGCATTATTTCCTCGCTTGTATGTATATCATAGTAATACCTACTACTAATAATATGGTTATGTCTAAGATACCCATTATCTTAAACTAGCTGTATATTCATTAATCATGTCAGTAATTTGTTCATCTTCTTCTATTGAAGTTATGTAATCATACTTTTCCATGAGTTCTTTATTAACAGCACCAGCAATAGCGTTTACATCTTCTTCTCCATAATGTTTTCTTATGAGTTCTGAAGCTGTATGCTCAAAGTCAAAGTCAGCTTTCGGCTCTGTTTTAGGAGCAGCTGGTGTTTCTTTCAATGTATTTACATTGCCAAATATTTCACCAGTAGTTGGATCCCATATATTGCCATTATCATCTACATTAAATACTCTTTTCTTTAATTTAGATAATCCTTTGAGTTTGCGTTC